ACCCCTTGACAAGGGGGTGGGGGGGCCGATAGTCTTTTCCTGGAATTGAAAAGGGCGGGGGGAGCGAGGGGGTTGGTCATGGCAAACGACTTCGAGGTACGGGCGGCCGAGGACGTCACCGACGAGGTGCTGGAGATAGTCCAGGGCATCGTCGAGGGCTGGTACGACGAGGGCCGCATCGACTGGGAGGACGTCTGGGACCGCATGGAGAAGAGCGTCCTGGACGACGGTCGCGGCATCGACATGGGCGAGGACCTGGGCTCCCCGGCCATCAAGAAGATCAAGAGCGAGATCCGAAAGTGGAGGGCACTGGGATGAGCACGGGCGAAGGGGAGCGGGACGTGGCGAGCAAGAAGGTCGTCGAGGTGCAGGCCGAGGCGGAGGCGAAGATCTTCGTCCACCTGGAGCCGAAGGAGGGGGAGCGCCTGCTGATCAGCCTCTCGGAGGAGATCCAGCCTCGGGAGGTATTCGCGTCCGTGACCCTGGAGGACGGGGCGTGGGTGGTCGGTGTGGTCAGCGTGAAGGGTCGGCTGTACCGCAAGGACGGCACGCTGGGAGAGCGCTGGAGGGACCGGATGTACAGCGGGCCGCTGGACGCCTCCTTCGAGGGTCCGGAGTGGTTGGTCCCGCTCCTTGAGGGTGAGATCGCCAGCCGGTTCGGTGGTGGCGTCCGGCTCACGGATCAGCAGGTCTACGACATGAGCATGCGGACGAAGTCGAGCGTGGGCCTGGAGAACTTCCGCAAGGTTGCGGAGGACGTCCTCGGCTCGAAGCCTGCACCGGCGCCGGAGCAGCCGAAGGACTACGCGCGGCAGGCGTTCGACACCGCGCTCAATGGTCTGCTGATCCGGGAGAACCTGGAAGGCACCCAGTGGGCAATCGAGAAGCTGCGGGAGATGGCAGAGGGCCCGCACCTCGGGGCGGCGGGATTGCACCACATCGCCGACGGGCTGGTCGAGATGTTGGACAAGCGGACGGCCGAGCTGGCCGCGAGGGGGACGTCGGCATGAGCAGCAAGTGGGTCATGAAGTACACGTACGTCAAGGAGCCGGGGCAGCGTAGGGCGTCGGTGAATCAGCAGACGATGCACTCGCCCGGGGAGGTCACGTCGGCCGTGCGCAACCTGGCCGAGAACAAGAAGATCACGAAGATCGTCATCGATCGGGTCGAGGTGGAGGACTGACATGGCGATAGACCAAGCAGGTCTGGACGCGACGATCGAGGAGGCGCTGGCCCCGCACGGGCTGCTGCGCCGTGAGCGCACGCCGGGAGAGGACGGCATCGTCACCCGGGAGGGCTGGAGCGCCTTCCTGTTCCCGTCGTTGGGGGAGGCCAGCCTCATGTGGGCCACGCCGGAGGATGCCGCTCTGGCCCAGGAGGGAAGGACCTCCCGGGACCTGGACGACATTGCCATGCGGCTGGACAAGGTCAACCGCATGGCAGAGATCCTGAACGGCGCGGGGTTCCTCGGCGAGACCGAGATGACCCCGAACGGGACGCCCGCGTACCGGATTACACGCATCCCTGCCTGACGTACAGCCGTAGGCCCCTGCCTGGGAGACCGGGTGGGGGCCTTCTTCATGTTTGCAAGTCGATGCAGCAACTCGATTGACAAGGGTAGTAGCTCTGGATAGAGTTCTCTTACTGCTTCCGAAGCAGTAACCAGGAAGCACTACTCAGGAAGCGCGAGGGGTCCATGTGTCGGCGGATATGGTCAACGAAACCCACATCCACCTGCTGGTCAACGCTGGTCTGTCGTATGCGGAGCGCGGTAGCAAGCTGCGTTGGATGGTCCGGGAACTGACCGCCGAGGAGAAGGTTGTCTCCTACTCGCCGGGTCACCCGTGGGGGCCGGAGGCGAACGAGGTGTACGGCAAGATCGTCCGCAACCTGACCCGCGAGAACGCGGGCTACGTCGGCGCGATGCTCCTGGCGGAGAACCGCCGGTCCGTCGACCACCGGTACGCCGAGGAGGAGCTGGAGCAGCCCTACCTGTTCCAGGCGATCCCGGGAGTCCCCAACCCGGTGGCCGTGCTCAAGGCGCTCGACGGCTTCGAGTACCAGGCCTGCGAGCACCCGGAGTGGTGGGAGTCCGAGGCGTTCAACTTCTGCAACGCCCTGCGCCGGGCCGCGATCCGGAAGCTGCCCGGCTACGAGGACAGCAACCACTGGTACGTCCTCCCCAGCAACATCCTTTCCGCGTACCGCTGGCAGTAGGGGGCGAAGTGAGCAAGAACTGTCCGACGGCCTACTGGGGAGACCTCGTGCGCTGGCGGGGCATGGTCGGGATCGTCGACCGCGAGTGGTCGGACTACGACCCCACTGGGGAGCACAAGGGCTGGCACCTCGTTCTGTTCGAGGGTGGTCTCAAGAAGTGGGGACCTCCGAATGATCTCGAACGGCTGTCGGCCGAGTTCCTGGGGATGCCGAACGAGAACCACTTCCCCAACTTCGGTGACCCGCTGACGCTGTGGCAGCAGCTCCCGCACGAGTACGACGAGTACCTGACGTGGGAGATGAACGCAGGCTGCATGTTCTGCGGGCTTAAGGAGCGCGACGCGATCCACACGGCGCCGAGCAGCTAGCAGAATCTCCGGTGTCCGTCCGCAGTGCTAGTGCGGGCGGGCGCCGGAGCCCACCACCACGATACGAGGAGACAGACGTGAAGCGGCTTCATACCTACGCGGCTACGGCCGCACTCGCTGGACTGCTGACGGCCTGCGCAGGCGTCGAGCACGGCGAGATCACCAGCAAGAAGTACGAGCCGGAGAACCCCTGGACGTACATGCAGCCGATGTACATCACCCAGTGCACCCCGTCCGGCAAGACGACGTCGTGCACTCAGGTGCTGACGGGCTTCATCCCGATCCCGATGACCGACCCGGCGTGCTGGCGGCTGAACCTGCGCGACGGCGACGACACCGGCCATGTGTGCGTGTCCGAGAAGGCCTGGAACGAAGCGAAGGTGGGAGAGCAGTGGTGATCAGTGAGGACGAGCGGTTCGGCAAGCAGCCGAGGTGGGTGCAGAGCGGCGTGCTGTCGCTGGAGGAGCGAGTGCGGCGCCTGGAGGGCGAGCTGGCCACGGCCCGCGCGCTGCTGAACGAGGGGCCGGAGGACGCCAACGTCATCGTCGACCCCTACGGCGACAACCGGCAGCCGGTGCTCGGCAACCCGACGGTGTCCTTCCAGTTCCTTCGGGACGGCGAGCGGTTCCACTCCTACTTCCTGGTGCGGCTGATGGAGGACAACCGGCTGGAGGTCCACGCCAGCAGCAGCATCGTGATGCACCCGTCGTCGGGCAACGCGGTGAAGGTCGAGGTGGTCGGCCGTTGAGCGGACTCAACCCGTTCGAGCAGAAGGTCATCGCGCGCTACCGGGAGCAGTCCCGGCCGGTCTCAAAGAAGAGGAAGAGGAGAAGGCGGATGAGCAGCCCCCTGATAGTGGACTACCTGGGCTTCATGGAGAGGTTCAGGGCGGGACCGCGTGAGACACGCATCCGCATCCGGCCCGAGACGCTGGCTCGCTGTGAGCGGATGGTGGGCACCACGGAGTACATGCGCTGGTACCTGCGAGAGATGTACGGGCGACTTCATACCTAGTCCGGGTATGCGGATGCCCGGCCGGGGTGCGACCCAGCCGGGCACCTGTCCCACCTACGAGAGGTTGTGTCTCTCCGATGGGCTTCCTCAAGATTACTGGTCGCTGGCGCGAGAGACGCGCGAGCAAGACTGAGACAGCTCCTGTCTCACCCCCTTCTCAGCCGTCCGTGGGCCTGGCCGCTCCCGGTCTGATCCTCATCTTCACGGTCATCCTGGTGGCGCTGGCGTTCGTGGCGCTGGTCGGTATGCGAGTGAGCTGGGTGCCCCTTCGAGACACCGCTGACGGCATCGGCCTGCACGAGGTCCGGCAGTTCTACCCGCTGGTCATCGACGGGCTGGACGGCCTGGCGGTGGTGGCCTCGCTGGCGCTGGTCGGCTCCCCGGGATACCGGTGGGCGATCGGCACGGTGGTCGGTCTCACCGCTATCTCACTCGTTCTCAACGTCGCTCACGGGTCGGCAGCCCAGGGCGTCACCGCGAAGTCGGACGCGACGACGTGGGGTCACGTGATCCTGGCGTCGGCCGCACCGACCATCTGTATCGCTCTCGGCACGCACCTGGCCGCGCTCACCTTCCACCGGCTGACCGGTGTGCTGGCGGACCGGCGAGACAGCACTGAGACGAAGGCGGAGCCCACCCTGCTCACCGCGAGAGAGGTGGCCGAGCTGCTCGACGTGAGTCCGAGCACGGTGAGCACGTGGGTGGACCGAGGCAAGCTCACTCCGGCCGGGAAGGACCCCAGGGGCCGGAACCTGTTCAACCCGGAATCTCTGTAATAGCTCGCGGGGCTCGGTACTGCCGGGCCCCGCCCAACCCGGGAGGGTTGCATGGCACTTCATACCTACGGGGGCTCCATCGAGATCCCCGAGCCGCTGATCAAGGTCAACACCGCTGAGACATGGCGAGACGGCGGCTTCACCGGCTACCGGGAGTTCACCACGACCATCTCAGTCGGCGACGTAGTGCTCCTGGAGCGCACCGCGAACGACGAGGACGACTACAACATGCACGAGGACCGGCTCCGCGAGGAGACCGTCAACGAGTTCGGCAACCGCCTCAAGGAGGTTCTGGGACTGTGAGCATCCGTTCCCTGCTGGAGCACGTCGGCATCGACGTAGGCGACGTGATCTTCATCGACGGCATTCCCCTGGACGAAGAGCCCGAGGGCTCCGAGGCCATCGAATTCGACTGCTCCTGAAAGGCATCACCATGACCAACATCTTCGAGATCGTCGACCACGTGCCCACCCTCGACGAGGCGCTTCATACCCCGGAGGTGAAGACCTCCAAGCCGGACGCCGTTGAGATCACCCTGGACGAGGCCAAGGAACTGCTGGCCCGCGCGGTGAAGGAGAAGGGTGAGGACTACGTCTACGCCCCGCTGACGGACATGGGCCGCTCTCAGTGCGCCTACTTCAACCCGGCGGACAAGTGCCCCTCCTGCATGGTCGGCTACGTGCTGTCCTACAAGGGCGTCACGTACGACGTGCTGGAGACGACCAACAGCGTCGTGACGGAGGTGCAGGACCTGGTCGAGGAGGGCCATCTCAAGGTCGACAACGAGACGCTGGCGTTGCTCACCATTGCTCAGGTTGAGCAGGACCAGGGACAGACCTGGGGCCGGGCGCTGGAAGAGGCCCTGGAGACGTACGAGGAGTCCGCCAAGGCCTACGAGACCGACGGCCTGGACGACCCGTCCGAGGACTACTGGTTCTGATGGGGACGCCGAACATTCTGCTGAGCGGGGTCGTTGGCTCAACCGCCTTCGGCCTTGCTCGGCCCGGCTCAGACATCGACCGGCTAGGTATCTTCATCCGTCCGACCCCGGAGTTCTTCCGCATCGGTGCCAAGCACCAGGACTCACTCGTGAGCAAGGACCCGGACGTCGCCCTGCACGAGGTCGGCAAGTACGTGAACCTCGCGCTCAAGTGCAACCCCACGATCATGGACCTGATGTACCTGGAGGAGTACGAGCAGCAGTCCTGGGAGGGTGAGTGGCTGCTCGACATCCGCGAGGACTTCCTCTCCGAGCCCTACGTGCGCTCCGCGTACGGCGGCTACGCCATGGGTCAGATCAAGCGCATCAAGCAGGAGCTGGCGAACGACGGCCGCCAGAAGCGTGTGGCCAAGCACGCCCGCCACTGCTTCCGGCTCCTGCGCCAGGGCCAGCAGTTGCTCGACTACGGCACGCTCACGGTCAAGGTGGAGGACCCGGAGTTCTACTGGGCGTTCGACGAGATGACCGCCGAGCAGATCGAGAAGGAGTTCTGGAAGGCGTTCGACACCTTCAACGACCGGCAGGGCATCCTTCCGGCGCATCCTCGGACCGACAGGCTCCAGGACTTCATCACCTACGTGCGGCGCCTGTAGTGGCCGTCTGACCTGCGAAGACCCCTGCTGGGACACCCTCCCGGCGGGGGTCTTCCTGCGTCATGTAACTGCCCTTGTAAATCGAGTTAACGAACCCACTTGCGATTACGGCTTCTTGGTTATAGGTTCTTGGTTATCGGAACGGGCCGCACAACGGTCCCGAAGACAACACGCAAGGAGCACCACATGAGCACCACCGCCACCCCGGAAGAGCGCCGCCTCTACATCCGCGAGTTCCTGAACAACCCTGGGCACCACAGCCTCGGCGCGGTGCTCGCGGAGATCACCGACGGGGACGACGCGGATGACTACCTGGACTTCGGCGCCACCCTCCAGATCCAGGACTGCTCCCGCAGCGTGACCCTCGACTTCGGCGTCTACGGGCAGGTCGGCAGCCAGAAGGACCGCGACAAGCTGCGGGCCGACGTCCAGAACGCCCGCCACAAGGCGGAAGTCCTCAAGGGTGCGATCTTCCAGTTCGTCGAACTGCTCGACGAGGCCCTGACGGACGTCGAGGAAAACCTCAACACCCGTGACCTCCTCGCCCTGGCCGAAGCGAAGAAGAAGGCGGCCAAGAAGGCCGCGAAGAAGGCCAAGAAGACCCAGCAGGAAGGCTGACCCATGACTGCCATCGACGAGCGCCCCACGCTGAACCTCGGCCACCTGGTCATCCCCAAGAGCAGCGCTGCACAGGACTGGCTGCGACGCCAGGGAGTCAAGCGCCAGCAGGCCACCGAGATCGTCGCCGACGAGGCGAAGAAGTGGTTCGGCCTCGACATGCCGGAGGGCTTCTACGAGGAGTTCGCCGCCCGCGTCGTGACCGCGCTCGACCACCGCGTCTGACCCACCACAACCGAGGAGCGCACATGGTGCACCTGGACAACGTCTTCAAGCCCGAGGACCTGATCGACAACATCGGCAAGGGCTACGTACGCACCCAGACCAGCCCCGACGGCAGCCGGGTGATCTTCAACTACACGAACAAGGCGCAGTACGACGGGGCGTGGAACGAGGTCACCAAGAAGACCCGGGGCCTGATCATCAACTCTGTCACCGAGAAGGTCGTCGCGCGGCCCTTCGAGAAGTTCTTCAACTGGTCGCAGATCCCGTCGGACGAGCAGGCGCGGCTGATGAACGAGCCGGTCGACACCTACATCAAGTGGGACGGCAGTCTGGGTGTCCTCTACGGGCTTCATACCGGGGAGTTCCGCATCGCCACGCGGGGCTCCTTCACCTCCCCCCAGGCGCTCCATGCCACGGAAGTGCTCCAGACCCGGTACCCGACCTTCGAGCCGATCCTCGGCCTGACGTACCTCTTCGAGATCGTCTACCCGCAGAACCGCATCGTCGTCGACTACAAGGACATGGACGACCTGGTCCTGATCGCGGTGGTCGACACCGAGACCGGCCGGACGCTCCCGAAGGACCCTTACGACTGGCCGGGACCGTGGAACGCGCCGGTTGGCTACTACTCCTCGCTGGCCGAGGTGCTGTCGGCGCCGCAGAGCAAGAACGAGGAGGGCTTCGTCGTCCACTTCCCGGAGAGCGATCTGCGGGTGAAGTGGAAGTTCGACGAGTACGTGCGGCTGCACCGCATCCTCACGAACGTGTCCTCCCTCTCCGTGTGGGACGCGCTGGCGAACGGGCAGGGCATCGAGTCCTGGATCGACCACGTGCCGGACGAGTTCTACACCTGGGTCCACAAGCAGGTGCACCGGCTGGAGTCCGACTTCGACCGGGTCAAGGCCGACGCCGTGGACGAGTTCGAGTGGATCAAGAAGCGCGTGCGGCGGCCGGAGTGGGACAAGGACGCCCGCAAGGAGTTCGCCCTGCTGGCCCAGACGAGCCCGTACAAGGACGTCCTGTTCGGTCTGTACGACGGCAAGGACGTCTCGACGCGGCTGTGGAAGCGGGTCCGGCCGGAGTTCGAGAAGCCGTTCTACGCGGTCTCGGAGGACGTGGCCTGATGGAGCCGGACGACCTCGGCGGCTGGTTCGAGGAGGCCGAGCTGGTGGGCGGGGAGAAGATCCTCGCCCACCCTCGCAAGGACTGCGTCGGCCGCCACTGCTGCGTTCACAACCCCTCCTCCCACACCATGCAGGACTTCCCCCAGCACTTCCGGTTCGACCGGGCGCTGATGGAGCGGACCTGCCCCCACGGCGTCGGCCACCCCGACCCGGACGACCTCGAATACAAGCGGCTGTTCCTCGGCGACGAGGAGGCGGCCTGGGAGAGCGTCCACGGCTGCGACGGGTGCTGTCGATGACCTACCTCAAGTGCAAGTGCTGCGGACCCAAGGAGAAGCCTGTGACCACCACCCTGACCATGACCAAGGGCCTGCCCGGCTCGGGCAAGAGCACCTGGGCCAAGGAGCAGGTCCTCAAGGCCGCTCCCGGCACTCTGATCCGCATCAACAAGGACGACCTGCGCGCGATGCTGCACGCGGAGCGCTGGCATGGAAAGAACGAGAAGCAGGTCGTCCGGTCCCGGGACGCGCTGCTTCATACCTGGCTGGTGCGCGGCATCAGCGTGATCGTGGACGACACCAACTTCAACCCGATCCACGAGAAGAACCTGCGGCACATCGCGGGGCACTACGGGGCGCAGTTCGTCGTCAAGGACTTCACTGACGTACCGCTGCGCACCTGCATCAAGCGTGACCTGCTGCGCGAGCGGAGCGTGGGAGAGAAGGTCATCCAGCGGATGTACGACCAGTACCTGCGTCCTCGTATGGCGCCGCCCGTGTACGACCCGTCCCTCAAGGACGCGGTCCTGGTCGACATCGACGGCACGCTGGCCAAGATGGTCTCGCGCGGTCCCTTCGACTGGGACAAGGTCGGTGAGGACGAGCCGATCAGGGACGTCGTGAACCTGGTAAACACCCTCGACGACTCGGGCGTGGAGATCGTGTTCCTGTCCGGCCGGGACGGCTCCTGCTACGAGCAGACGCGCGCCTGGCTGGAGCGTCACGTGGGGAAGTGGACCCGGGAGGCGTTCCTGTACATGCGGGCGGCCGGTGACATGCGCAGGGACGCCGTCGTGAAGGAAGAGATCTACCGAGGGAAGATCGAGCCGTTCTACAACGTCCGCTTCGTGCTCGACGACCGCAACCAGGTCGTCGATATGTGGCGGGGCAACCTCGGTCTGACCTGCCTTCAGGTTGCCCCGGGCGACTTCTAACCTCATAGTTGCCTCATAGGCAAAGCAGATTGACATATGACCCCGTTACGGCATCCCGTGGCGGGGTCAAGTCCTGCCCGGTGATAGCTTGACAACTGGCGTCCAGGTTTCGGTCAAGCGGCAGAAATGCGCCTGTGACTTACACCACCTTGACGAAACCTTCACACTCTGGCCACCCAGCGGTAACCGGCGGTAATGGTCATGAGTTGTGCTCCGTAAGGTAAAGAGATACCCATGTGGGCCCTTGAAAAGTAAAGCAACCGCGTTGCGGAAGCCCGGACAGCCATAGTCGAAACGACCCCTCGGTGATACGTTCCGTTCACTGGTTCCCCACAGATCACACACCCGTGCAGCCCTGCTGCTCGTACGGGTTTCGGCCTATCTGCGCCTGTGTGATCCGCTGAAACACCAGCCTCACGTGAAGATCACGCACGCAGCCGCGTCCCCAGCTACATCGGCCTGCGTGTGTCCGGTAGGAGGGGTTACGTAACGACAATGAACACGATCAGGCGCGACGGTGCGGACGACACAGGGGAGCAGGACGTCCGAGGACTGCGTCGTCAGTTCCTGGGGGGCAACGTCGCCCCCCAGGAGAAGCCCAAAGAGGCAGAGGCACCGTACCTTCGCAACAAGGAAGACGTGCCTCATGAGGGCTCCATCCCCGACTTCTACGGCCTGGCAGATCCCTTCGAGGACACTGCGGAAGGGCAAATAGAAGCCGTACTCCTCAAGATGGTTGACGAAGGGGAGCTGTGCTTCGGCTGGATCGAGGAACGGCAGGAGATGGGCTTCTGGCGCTGCGACGACGCGGAGTCCTGCTGCCCCAGGCCGGAACCTGCGCCGCAACCTGAGACGAAAAGGGTCTCCCACCGTCGTGCACCTACGACTCGGCAGCGCGTGATGTCTCGGGCCATGGTCACCATGGTGGCTGCTGTGGCGACTCCGTTCGCTATCGGTGTCGGAGCGTACGCCGTCGATCAGGCCAGGGAGCAGCACAAGCCCACGGTGGAGCGGACCGACCTCGCCGCCGAGGAGTCACCGTCTCAGACTCCGGCCCCAGTCACCACGCCGACGGTCGTCCAAGCACCCGCTCAGCTCCCCACTGCGAACCCCAACAGCGCCCGGGGCGGTATTCCGGACGCCCAGAACCACAAGAAGCCTGACCACCCCCGGCACAAGCGCCACCACCTCGCGGAGGAGCACAAGGGGCACCACTACAGGGGCAGGCACCGCAGGGAAGACACCCCTCCCACCCCCGCTACCGCCCCGGTTACGACGCTGACTCGCCCTATGGTGCCGCCCAGTCCTACTGCGACGCCCCGTACGGTGAACGAGGGCCGACGCACCACGCAGGGAGGCCTCGTGAGCGAGGTTTTCCAGCCAGTTGAGACGCTTCTGGGTAGGACCTTCCGGTAACGTCTTGTCGAGCGCCACACTGGAATCGCTTGACAGAAGCCGTACTGCACTAGCAGTATGGATGGCGTCAAATGAAAGCTGTGCGGCGCACTACGGGGGTCGCGTTGTTAAGGAGTTATCGATGGCAGACGTAGTGATGAAGAAGTGCGACTTCAAGGTCACTCGGAAGCGCGAAAAGGTAGCTTGCGGGCAGGATGTGCCGGACAACGAGGCCACCCCAATCACCGTGGGGACCACCCGCTACCTGATGGACCTGTGCCAGGAGCACATCGACCACATGCATGAGGTGCTGGAGCCCTTCACCTCGATCGCAAGCGACACGCAGAAGCGCACAGGTACGCAGGTGCGCAGGGCGATCAAGGGCAAGAGGGGCGCCTTCACCACGGCGGACGTCCGCAAGTGGTTGCAGGAGCAGGGGCGCGACGTGTCCCACACCGGCCGCCTGCCGGAGGACCTGCTCCGCGAGTTCGAGGACGCGCACAAGTGAGCTGACCTGAGCTGACCTGCACCCGAGAAGGGGCCGAGGGATAACATCCCCCCGGCCCCTTCGGCGTTCCCGGACAGTGTCCTACCCCCCACCCTCGCACGAGGCTTCCAGGCAGTGGCCGGAAGCGATTACAAAGCCGTAGTCGGGATCCGGTACAAAGGATCTATGAACACGACGAGCGAGCGACTGCCAAGCCGGGGGAACCACCTCCCGCTGGCTGGCATGCCCGCGTTCGTCACGGCCTCGCAGGCGTTCCGCCTCGGCCGCTTCCCGTTCCCCGCCTAACCGGGCTGCCGTCACCATCTGAGTGCGACCGCGTAAGACCCGGCGGGGAACCTTCCTCCCTCGTAGCGCAAGCAGTTTGCCGTTAAGGGTTGACATGACGTACCCCTGATACAGTAGTGTCGAAGACATCAACAACACGGGCCTCCGGGCCTGACGGGAATTCGCGTAAGGGTCAGCGCGCCTGCTTTGGGAGCAGGTAGATGGGGTTCGAGTCCCTGATTCCCGACGGAGTGAGAAGCGAAAGCGGGGCATGCACTCCCCGGCCCGAAAGGGTCTTCTCACAAGGGCCCTTTGGCAGAGACAGTTAATGCGCCCGCCTGAAAAGCGGGAGATTCTGGTGCGATTCCAGAGGGGGCCACTTTGTCCAGACGCTTAGCCCTGTTCCTGGACAAATCCTGAACTCAACCCTGAGCAGGGGCGGGAGACCGAATCTTTTGGGGCGAATCCGCAGAGTCATTTGTGGTAGGGAAAGGCACTTATCCCGAGCCCGTCACCTAATCTCGCAGGCGTGCGGAGTGCTGTCATGAATAAGAGCATCGCTGGACTTCTGCTCGCTGGCGCCCTGGCTATTTCCCCGCTCGCTACATCAAGCGCGCAGGCGAATACCCCGGCCGCCTCCACGAACGTCTCGGCCCCGGCCCACGCCACCACCACGGTGTCGTCCGGAACGAAAATCGTGAAGCAGGGCGCCAAATACATAGGCGTCCGGTACGTGTGGGGAGGTTCCTCACCGTCCAGAGGTTTCGACTGCTCTGGATTCACCCAGTACACGTTCAAGCGCCTCGGGAAGAGCATCCCCCGGGTCGCCAACGACCAGTACCGCAAGAGCGTGCACGTCAAGACCCCCAAGACCGGGGACCTCGTCTTCGCGCACGACTCCCACGGCTACGTCTACCACGTCGGTATCTACGTCAATTCCCACACCTGGCTGGAAACCGAGCGGCCCGGTAAGGGAGTCAACTACTACAAGCCCTGGACGAAGTCCGTTTACTACGGTCGCTACACCGTGAAGTAGGATTCACGTAGGAAAGGCCGGACGGTGACCTGGGGCAGACCGGGAGCCGTCCGGCGCCAGCCCGAGTAGACGAATTGGCACAGTCAGCCGCCTCAAAAGCGGCGCCGAAAGGCGTGTGGGTTCGACTCCCACCTTGGGCACGCAATCCCCGATAGCTCAATTGGCAGAGCATGCGACTGTTAATCGCAGGGTTCCTGGTTCGAGTCCAGGTCGGGGAGCGCGGACTGAATGGCGTACTTAGTCCATCCGTATAAACTCATCCGCCCGGGAACACCGGTACCCCGTTAAAATTCCGGGATAACGTTCAGCAAGAAGGGCACAGAATGACGTTCAAGCGTCCTGACCTCCCCATCGAGGTCGACACCACGCTCGACAGTGCGGGTACCTACACCGGGGAGTGGGTGGACACCAGCACCATGCTGTCCGCCCGTCTCGGATACTTCCTGTACGGCGGTGGCTCCGTCGGCTTCGAGGAGTCGATCGACGGCATCGACCCGATATACCCCGCCGGGCCGACCACTCCGATGAACAGCCTCCAGAACAACGCTGTGGTCAACCCGGCTGCCCGGTACATCCGGCTGCGTGTCACAGGTGGTAGCGCCAACGCCATCTTCAAGGCGTCGGTGCGCAAGGTCGCCTAGTTCCACCGCGTTTCCCGGTACCGCTTGAAGGCCGGGCATGGTGAACGTGGCGAAAAGGTAGCCGCGCCGGGCTGTGACCCCGGTGTCCCGAGAGGGGCGTGAGGGTTCGACCCCCTTCGTTCACCCTTTGTCGTTCGGCCGGAAGGTCAGGACGAAGGCGATCAGGCCCGCTAGGGGGACTACCCCCACCAGCGCGTGCCAGTGAGCAGACAGTAGCCCCAGCAGGGCCGTGATACCCCACGCCAGGTAATTGGCGCCGAGGACAGTGTCCTCATCCTCCTCCACGGACTCCTGCTGGGGCTCTGTCGTGCCCGGGAACTCGTGGGTGTCCTTGTGCCGTTGGCGGTCCACCACGAGGTCGACCTCGTTGTCGGCGACCCCCCAGTCGTTGCAGATCTCGCAAGACCAGAACATGTCCCCTCCTTGGGTAGCAGAAAGCCCCCGGACCGCCGAAACAGTGGCAGTCCGAGGGCTTTGTGGTTGGGTCAGCGCTGCTCGAAGACCAGCGTGATGCCCGCGCCGACAGCCGAGGTACCCAGGGCAGTGGCCACCTGGACGGTGTCACCGGCCGCGAAGGATGCCAGCGGGGCGACGTTGTTGACGGCCGGGGTCACGACGTTCACGCCGATGTACGGGTTGACGATGCCGACGTTGGCCTTCGTCACGGTGTTGGCGAGGGTGACGGCCGCGCCCGTGACGTTGGTGCCGTTCTTCTTGACGTTGACCACGGTGTTGGTCGAGCCCGCCGTCGCCAGGTTGACGTAGACCTTGGTCAGGTCGGCCGCGAACGGAAGCGGGAGGACAGGCTGGGCAGCGTCCGTCGCGGTTACGACGAAGAGATTGCCACCGATTTCACTCATGGAGACTCCTAGTTATCGCTTTGGATCCGATAACAAGTCTAGGTTGCGCAGGTCAGACGGTTGTAGTCGTTGCTGACCCTTGCAGTGAAGCCGGTTCACTTCCGAAGTGAAGTGTTGCTAGGAAGCGATAACCCTGATAGCGTAACCGTCGTTGGTCCGGAGACGGGCTGACACCGCCTCATCCCCTGTGAGAGGAACACCCTTGAGCACGCTTCAGGACATGATCGACGTCGAGTGGGTCCAGCAGATCCTCATGGACCCGAACGTCGGCCACCAGGCCGCTGCCGACGACCTCGTCTTCAACGGCGTCGAGACGTCCGAGACCGCCGTCCGGCGCTGGCGCAAGGCCAACGAGTACAAGCGGGCCATACTGGTCGAGCCCGGCCGCAAGACGCTTCATACCGAGCCCGAGCAGGGCGATCCGGAGGCAGTGGCCGAGGACACGGAGGAGGTCGGCCAGGAGGAGCGCATCGCTTCCCTGGAGGCTGACAACCGCCGACTGTTCGCGGCCTACAAGAAGGCCAAGGCACGCGGCGACGAGTACATCGAAGCCGTCTACCGAGCCGCCACGGATGCCGCACAGTACGTCGGCCAGCGCGATGTCACCCCGCCTCTCGCCGACACCCGCATGAAGCCGACCGAGGTAGCCCTGTGGCACCTCACCGACTGGCAGGGAGGCAAGCGGACCGAGACGTACGACCGCGAGATCATGCACAAGCGGATCGAGAAGTACGTCGAGAAGGCCGCCGAGATCACCGACATCCAGCGCGCCGACCACCCGGTCCGCCACGGCGTCCTGCTCTTCACCGGAGACATGGTTGAGGGGGTCTCGATCTTCCCCGGCCAGGTCTGGGAGTTGGATGGCACGTTGTACGAGCAGATGTTCGACGTCGCCGACCTGATGATCTGGACGATCAAGCAGGCGCTTCATACCTACGAGACGGTCGAGGTTGTCGCCGAGTACGGCAACCACGGACGTCTCGGGCGCAAGGGTGACGGCATCAAGGCCTCGGACAACGTCGACCGCATGGTCTACAACATCGTCAAGCAGCGCCTGGCCCACGAGCCCCGGCTGACCAAGTTCCAGACGTCCGGGGACTGGTACCAGCACTTCACCATCGGCAACTACTCCGCGATGGCGATCCACGGCGACGAGATCAAGAGTTTCGGCGGCAACATCCCGGCCTACGGCATCCTCCGCAAGGCCAACCAGTGGGCGAGTGGCGTCCTGCCGTCCTTCCGCGACCTCTACATCGGCCACTACCACCAGGCCATGCAACTCCAGATGGCCAACGGCGGCTCGGTATTCATGACCGGATCCCCCGAGTCGGACAATCTCTACGCCCACGAGTTCGTCGCGGCCACGGGAGACCCCTCCCAGCGCCTGCACTTCATCCACCCCGAGAAGGGACGCGTTACCAGTGAGCACCGCATCTGGCTCTGACGGCACCACCACCCTGGAGAACCCCTTGAGCATCCTCACCGAGACCACGTCCGAGCACGAGGCCACCTACCGCTTCATGCGGGACGACGACAGCGGCGAGTACTACGTCGCGATCAAGGACATCGTCGGCACCCTGCTGGAGTTGGCCGACCAGTTGCAGGGACTGGGCGGCTTGCAGGAGCAGATCGGCGAAGCCTTCACACAGGTCGCCGTCCAGATCGCCGAGCCGTTCATGGACCTCGGCCAGCCCGGCGCGCTTCATATCTTGCCCGGAGGGGCTGCGCGTGCGGACGGCTAGGGACAACCACCTCTGGAAGGTCCGGGTGCTGATCAACAAGGACGGCACCTGGGCCGCCAGGACTCTCTTCTACTCCCGCGAGGTCTTCGCCAAGCGCTGGCTGGACCGCGCGGAGAACAACGACTCCCTGCACATCGACTTCTACGGCAAGTACAACCTGGAGGAAGACAGTGTCGCGTAAGACGACAACGACCACCGTGGTCCACAGCGAGAAGGACAAGGACGGCAACTGGAGCGAGTTCTCCAAGACCGTCACCACCGTGGTCGAGCGGGACGACGAGGGCTGGCCCTACGGCCCGATCCGCTACGGCCTGAACCCGTTCTCCTTCGGCGGACGCAAGGGCGGCTACGGCGACTACCTCGCCTGGTACGACGAACTGAGCGCCTGGTCGGCCAAGAAGGACAAGAAGGGCAAGGAGGACGGCCAGAATGCCTGACGCTCCTCTGATCGGCTCCTTCGGTGTCACCGCTACCGGCGGCTTCGCTGGCTGGGTCATCCGCAAGTTCACCGGCGGCCGGGTGAACCACGCCTTCATCGTCGGCCCCGGCGGGCTCATCGTCGAGGCGAACCCCTCCGGCGCGGCCTTCGGCGACATCCGGCAGTACCCCAACGCCCGCTACAACCTTCATACCTCGCTCCCGGAGGCCACCCGGGAGCAGATCTGGGCGAACGCGGTTTCCCTGGTAGGTACTCCGTACGGCTGGCTGGACATCCTGGCGCTGGCCCTCAAGCGGTTCCACATCTCCATCGGGTGGGTTGACCGTCGCATCCAGCGGCAGGACCGGCTCATCTGCTCGCAGTTGGTCGACCTGGCCTACGAGCGCGCCGGAGTCCACCTCTTCGACGACAACCGCCTGCCGCAGAACGTCCGGCCGGTGGACCTGGACCTCATCCTCCCCGCGTGACTGGAGAACCCGTGACGAACACCCCGCGCACCCTGCTTCATACCCAGCCCCACCGCCCCATGGAAGCCGTCAGACAGTGGCACCAGGCGGTGGGGGAGAAGCCCTTCATCGAGCGTGACGAGGCCGCCCGGGACGACCTGATCTCCCTGCGGTCCACCCTCATCACCGAGGAGGTCCAGGAGGCCCTGGAGGCCCTTCTGAACTACCGCAAGACGCAGATCATGGACGACTACTTCGAGGCCAACCCGGCCGCCACCATCACCGGCCTGCACACCGTTGAGGCGCCGTACCGGTACGCGGCGCTGGCCAAGGAACTCGCCGACGTCCTGTACGTGGTCTACGGCACCGCCGATCTGCTGGAGATCCCCCTGGAGGCGGTCTTCGCCGAAGTCCACCGTTCGAACATGAGCAAGGTGGTCGACGGCGAGGTGATCCGCCGAGAGGACGGCAAGATCCTCAAGCCGGATACCTACCGTGAAGCCGACGTCCACGGCGCCCTGACCGGAGAGTGGCTGTAGGTCAAACGAGAAGCCCCCGAACCTCAGTGCGAGGTCGGGGGCTTCTCTGTGTCGTAACTCAGTTGTCGAACTCGCCATCCTTCACTCCCGCCACGAAGGCAGCCCACTCCGACGGATTGAAGAAGTGGAGGCCCCCGGCGGGGTTCTTGGAGTCACGCACAGCCCGGCCGCCGTCACGCGTAACCGCCACCTCCACGCAGTCTCCCTGACCGTTGCTGTAGCTGCTCTTGCGGAAGACCAGCTCGTCGGTGTTCACGCCTTGTACTCCCTTGCTGTTTCTCTTAGCCAGTCGATGGAACGGTTTGGCCGAGTTGATGCCGCCATGAGTCGCTGGAAGATCTCGTCATGCTGGTCCACATCGGCCGCCTTCTCCATGTACGTGGCACTGGTCAGCGCCTCGGAGTAAGCAATGCTCCCGGGCACGTCCTCGAAGGACATGAGCGAGAAGCTGTACCCCATGCTGGCGTGGGCCCCGGCATCAAAAGGCAGGATCTGGACAGTGACGCTCGGGTGAGCGTCCACGAGGGCCGCCAGGTGGTCAAGTTGTTCAGCCATGACCTTCGGCGAGCCCACCACACGTCGTAGCACCGCCTCATTGAGGACGGTCCAGAACTTCGGCGGCGAAGGACGATCGAAGATCTCCTGCCGCTGGATGCGCAGTGACGCCCTGCGCTCAACCTCCTCGACGGAGTCATCAGTGTTCATTGCCCTGATGACAGCCCGCGCGTACTCCTCCGACTGGAGAAGTCCAGGGATCAGTTCGGTCTGGTAAGTGCGGATTACCGAGGCGTCCGACTCGAACCCCACGTACGCCTTGAACCACTCGGGAAGCGCGTCACCGTAGGAGTGCCACCAGCCAGGCTGACGACTCCTCCGGACCAGCCCGACGAACTGCTGGACCTCCCGTTGCTCAGCTACGCCATACAAGCCCAGCAGGTCTTTGGCATCCTTGTCGGATAGCGGAGACTTCCCGGACTCGATCCGGCTGACCTTGGATTCGGACCAACCAAACTGCTGCGCAACTGCCGCCCCGGTCAGTCCCTTGGCCACGCGCATGTTGCGCAGCTCGGTGCCGAGTCGTCGTCTCAGCACGGTTGGACTGTCCACCTGCGCTCCCTCCCTGGTTGCGGGTATCGCCCCACAGTCTGCCACCCCCTCTTATCACGCAACAGCCTTCACCCCTTCGTGCACTTGCCCCTCTCATGCACTTGCACCATGGCGAATTGGGGAGCATGCTACTAGCGCAGGGTGGCGAAGCGGTCACTCGGCTTGACAACTGCGTGACCCATGGCGGCCGTTGGGTTAGGGCCGTACGGCGGATGCGAGGAGCAGCGGATGCGAGAAGGGGTGCTGTCCCGTGGCTGAGGAGGAGTTCTCGCCCGAGGAAGGCAAGCTGGCCTTCGACACCAAAAGGCAGCGTTTAGGGCTGGTCATGGAGATCTGGCCCAAGAACGTCGCGCTCCGGCCGGTCGGCGGTGGCACGGAGTGGTGGGCGGACCGGGAGGTCCTGCGGAAGCCGACGGTGTCCGAGGAGTTGAGCCCCGGCGTGGCTGCGGCCAACGCCAGGAGTAGGGGCGAGCTGTGAGCCTCAAGTCTGTTTGGAAATACGTGATGCACTCGATCGACCTGGACCCGGCGGCCGAGCGGGACATGGAGGAGATGTTCTGCACGAGCTGCCCCGAGCAGTCCGGGTGCGTTTCTCTCGATGACGCCCGCGACTGGGCCATGAAGCACACCGGCCGGACCAAGCACACCGGCTTCCGGCTCCAGACCACCAACTACTACCGCGTGACGCGGCACGAAGAGCCGCTGCCCGCCCCATAGACGTCCTTCTTCGGCGGCCCTGCTTGACGGTCGAGCGGCTGAAGGAGGACCAGCGAAACCCCGGTCTACTGCCTCCCCCGTGGCAAAGGCCGGGGTTTCGTGCTTCCCGGAACATGGTGGTCAAGTTAGTCAATGAAACCGCTTGACAATGCGTAGCTTGATGGGTAGGTTCCTCCTCGTAAGATGGACGGCGTCCAGGGAGGGACCAATGGCACAAGACAGGACCCGCAGAGGTAGTGAGGCGCACGAGCGTGCGATGGCACACGTCGCCATGCTCACGGAGGCCAGCACGGAGCTGCGGTCCGAGCCCAAGATCGCCAAGCGGCTCGACGGGTTGATCCGGGGGATCCCCCTCCACTGGGACATCCACGACCAGACCCAGTTCAGCAAGCAGACGCTGGAGCAGGTCGGTGACCTGATGGGCGAGATCGGCGTGTGCGAGCTGTGGAAGCGCAACGGACGCGTCGTCTACGACCTCCATGAAGAGCTGTCCGACGCGCTGGCCCGCTCCAAGATGAGCACGGTTCCCGGTCGCATCTTCGACCAGCTCCCTCACATCAACCCGATGGTCGTCATCCCTGACCCTTGGCCCGCCGGACCGGGGAGGGGTACCCGCGAGGGTGGTTGGGTCCGCGCGTTCATGATCTTCGGCTGGGTAGGACGAGCACTCTGCAACACCAACGACCCGGAACGCGAAGGACTCGGGGTCCTGTACCTCTACGACATCGTCGATGAGGACACTGGCGAGATCATCCCCGGCGGGGCACGGGACTTCATGCCGCTGCCCACCAGCATGGACAAGTTCTCGGCCCAGGAAGCGATCAAGCACGTAGAGCAGTGGCAGGGCGCCGTAGTCGACGACGCGGAGCTGCGGAAGGCAATGAAGTCCTTCCGGCCGCTGCTCGAAAAGACCTTCTCGGTGATCACCTACCTGTGCACCGACAACCGAGACGTCGAAGAACCCCCGGAATGGCTGACGGCCCAGCGGAAGCGGAAGACCGGCAAGGGTCGCCAGCGCAAGGAACGCGAGCCGTTCTGGGTCCGCGTCGGCTGGTACATCGGCCCCAAGCTGCACGACGCCCGCCTGCGGGCCAACCACGCCCCGAAGTCCGACATCTCCATCCCGTCCGGCGTCGAGTACGGCCCCCAGCACAGGGCCGGGCACTTCAAGACGGTGTGGTTCGGTCCCGGTAAGTCCGGAGAGCGCACCCGGTCCACCACGACCTGGGTCGAGCCTTACTGGACCAAGCTGGAGGACCTGCCCGAGGAGATGGATCCGCCCACGCAGATCGTCCCCGTCGACCCCCAGCGCAAGGACCCGCTACGCCGACGGAAGACCATCGGCCGATAAGGAGAGCCAACAGTGAGCCGACCCCGTCGCTACCCCGTAGGCGGAGACCCCGTGCCCGAGAAGGTCGAGGTCACCAAGGAGGACATCCTTGCCGTCCTCGGCCAGTGGGATCCGAAGCGCCTCGGCAACGCCGTCATGAGCAAGAAGGACATCTTCGTGGCGTGCGCTCAATCGGCGACCGCTGACCGGAACTGGAACGTCCCGGAGATCACCTGGGCCCGCCGCGTCATCAACGTCCCGGCCGCCGAGCGGCTGCTGGAGAAGATGTTCAAGGACGGCCTGGTGTTCGCCCACAACGGTCCCGAGTGGTACGCGATCGGGCTGCCATCCGCAGGCCTGGCGGCTAACGGTCTGTACTACGCCTGCGCCGAGAGCAACGCGGCCATCACGGCTCGCGGAGACGAGAGGCGGGACAGGGAGCGGTTCGAAAAGGCCACAGAGATGACCGTGGCCGCCCTGATCGCCGCCCACCAGGAGGAGTACTCCGAGATGCTGGCCAAGACCCTGGAAGCCCTCCGGGTCGAGGCCTGATCCTCGCGATGCCGAGCCCCGACTGCCACAATGGCAGTCGGGGCTTCGTGCTGTGCAGACACCGGTCGAAGATTGGCATATGCCAAGGAGGCAAGTTTCCGCAGGTCAAGGGGTTACCAGTGGTTTGTGGCTCGGGTCACGTCAAGTAAATCCCCCTAACCGCTTGCGAACTGATAATCCGTCACCCTAGTCTGTAGCTACCAAACAACAGCACAGCCCAATTGAACAGGAAGGCGGACCCATGGCCCGCAAGGGTGCACCAGTAGCCAGCAGCAGCTCTGGCCGACTCGGAGCAGACAAGGAGATCGAGAAGGTCGTAAAGAAGGCGCGTAAGGACAAATGGACGGTGACAGTCACCGGAGGGAACCACATCCGGTGGGTCGACCCAAAGGGGAACACGGTCTGCATCAGTGGCCTGACCGGGGCTACTCCTGGCTGGATCAAGGCCAAGAATCAGCTTAAGAAGGCCGGTCTTCATATCTAAAAGCAATTACGGCATCCCGGGTACCATTAAGTCGCAAGCACAATTAAGCGACGGGCGGTACCCGGGATGTTCGTTTTTCTCGCTTCGGACTCAGGGGGCGGTGGTTTGTCCGTTGACAACCCCCTCGTCCTCGGCCCGATCGCGGCTTTCATCTTCGCGGTCTTCGTCACTGAAGTCGTCGTCTCTGGCAAGGCCTACCGCCGCGAGGTGGAAGAGAACAAGAGGCTCCGCGCGCTTACGGAGAAAGTGGTCCCCCTCGCCGAGCAGATGGTCACCGCCGCCCGAGACCTGGTGCAGGCCACCCAGGACAGCGTCGCCGCACAGGCCACCGTCACCGACGTCCTCGAAGACGTACTGGACCTGTTCCAGAGCGACCAGACTCCCCGGCCGCGCCGACGGAGGAGTTCCTGAGATGCCACTGCTGCCCCAGACGCGCGAGACCCGCGACGACATCGCCGACATCGAAGACCTGCTCGACCGCTGCCTCGAAGAGGTAGGCGCCATAGTCGAGTCAGCCTGCGAGCACATGTCCCGGCTCCGCACCTACAAGGTCAAGATGACCCGGCTCCGCTCCGGCTTCGAGGCCGCCCGGGAGGGCTCCCATGCCGAAGACACCTGAACCGATCCCCGCGACCGGCGACGCCTACGCAGGCGGCTACGCATTCACCGTCAACGGGGCACCCCTGCGCGGCGCTCTCCTTTCCGCAGAGCAATTCGCCGGATCCCAGCCATGGGAAACTCCCGGGGGAATGCCGGTAGGCTCGAATGCCGAGGCAGGCAGTTCCCTGTAGGAGCACACCTATGTACGTATCGAGTTGCATCTTCCAAGAGGGCCAGCATGTCTATTCCGGCCCCGATTGCCCTCATAATCAAACAGAGGACGAAGAGGGCCCGGTCAAAGAACCAGGCTGGACCGTCCAGCAAAACCGGTAACCCTTACGAAAGAAGAAGCCAGTGGCTGCTGCATCCAAGAGCGCTCCCGTCGCCGAGACACCTGCTCCCGTCGGCGAGACCCCTGCTGCCGTCCAGGAGATCGTCCCCGGCCGCGCGTCCGACTGGGACCACCCGAACCTGGGCTGGACCGTCCAGCACGGCACGAAGTACGAGAACACCGACCCGATCCCCGGCCAGGTCTTCGTCGCCAAGCAGTTGCCGGACCCCAAGGCGCAGGCCGCTGCGGGCATCCACCCGGCCACCTCGAACGCCGGTCTGGTCGTCCTGACCCACGACGAGGCCAAGGCCCACCCGGGCGGCCCGGAGCCGCACGACCTGCTCGCGGGCACCGCTGTCTACGCGGGCACGACCAACGCAGGCGCCAGCACCGCTCCGGGCGCCACGGACGGCCCGGCCACCGCCTCCACGGTGGACAACGTTCCCGCCTGATCCATCCGGGGTTGATCGCCCGGACTGACAGCCTCGTCCCACCCGGGTCGGGGCTGTTTTTGTAAGGAGACACAGTGGCACCACGCAACCCCAAGCGCGGGGGGAGGAACAACCGCGCGAACGCCTACGAGCAGTTGTCCTTCGACTTCGGTGACCTGAACAAGCCCGAGCCCCCGATCTCGATACCCAACCCAGCCGCCCGAGCAGGATCCCGCAGGGTCATGTCCCAGGAGCTGGCCGACGCAATCCAGTTGGCCAAGGACGGCGACGACTTCGACCTTCTCCCGTATCAGCCGACCCCCTCTATCAATCCGCCGCGCCCGAGAACTCTTGCCGCTGGTTACGACAGGGATTCTCAGACGCTACGGGTTCGATTCCGGAACGGTCAGGTCTACGGCTACTACAACGTCCCGCCGAATGTGTGGCGGAACATGAAACGTTGGAAGAGTCCGGGCCGGGGGATCAATCGTGTTCTGAACAACTTCGCCTATGCTCCGGAGCACGATCTCGACGAGCCGACCGGCGTTAACTGATTTACCATTTCCGGCCGCCCGGAGAATAGGCTCCATGTCATGCCTAGAACCCATGACGTGGGGCCTTTCTTCGTTCAGTTCATCGACCTGGCCCCAAAGACACCGTTGCTTCATACCGCGCCTACCGATGAACTGGACCCACCGTACCGCCGGTCCAGTTCCTGGATTATCCGGATATGGCGAAAGGGCGTCGTGTTCGGCCGCTGGCGTCATACCGGGCGCAGTGAAAAGGAAGCCTTGCTGGAAGCCGTCCGGGGAACAGAGGACGCGCTCACCACGGACTCGATCCGCGACAACGCCCACAGATTCGACGAGGTGCCCGATGAACTCGTCGTCTGAGAACACCGAGGAAGAGAAGGCGGCGGCCCGCCGACTCGTAGCCAAGAAGAACGACGACATGGAAATGGAGCACGAGGTCCTGTGCGCTCTTGGGCTGATGTGAAGCGAGCCCTTCGGGGCGGCGAAGGAACGATCGACCCCATCCGTGCGAAGGCGGCCAAGAGGCTGGACCGGCTTGCCACGGGGGACGTGCTCGACTGGGCGGACGCGGTCGGCAGCGGGCTCGCGAAGGCCCTGGATGACTACCGCAAGCAGTCGACGCCGGAGAGTCTGCTGGAGGCCCACCAAGGGGCGCAGAGTCTCCTCGGAGTCCTGGATGTGCTCTCCAGGCGCGAAGCGTGACGAAGGCCCCCTCCCGATCGCTCGGTGGGGGCCTTATTCGTTGGCGGCTAGGCTGCCAGTAGCTCGTCGTCTTCGTCCTGCTCGATCGCCTGGGTGATGGTCTCCAGGACCTCGGAGCTGAGTGTCGGGGCTGCTGACACCCAGTGGTCGAGCCAGTCGCTGTCCGTCATCATTGCAGGTCACCTCTCTGTCTACTGCCTCTGTCCCGTACGGAGTTGAGTAGAACTCCGCATGTGCCAACTTTGACAGAACTCCGTACGGCTCGTCTAGTGTGTACCCCAGACGGTTTGACAAGCGTAGCTGAAGCTGGGGTACAGGGAGTGGGTATCAGGGCAGACGATCGTCCGCTGGGGGGTTACCTCCGGATCTCGGACGTTGACGTAGCTGAACTGCGACGTGCGGTGAAGGCCGGAAGGATCACTGAGGAGGAGGCTGCCGAGGAGGAGCGCAAGGCGATCATCAAGCAGAAGGAAGACCTTCGCTTCCTCGCCGAGAAGCACGAGCGCTCCGTGGTCTGGTACGAGGACCACCGGCTGTCCGCGTTCAAGCGCAACGTCAAGCGCACGGACTTCTTGCGCATGCACGCCGACCTCAAGGCCGAGCGAATCGCGGGTGTCCTCGCCTACGACATCGACCGCTTCGCCCGGCAGCCGCGAGACCTCGAAAAGTACATCGACGTCTACGAGGACTTCACCGAGAAGAAGAAGAAGCGGCTCATCTTCGACACCCTTTCCGGGCAGAACTTCGACCTCACCACCTCCGACGGCCGGTTCTCCGCCCGTCTCTACGTCTCCATCGCCAACAAGTCCTCCGAGGACACCTCCCGGCGAATCAAGCGCGACAACAAATACCGCGCCGAGAAGGGGAAGTACCACGGGGGCACCCACCCTTACGGCTGGCTCGAAGAGGACCGGGAGAAGAGGGACCCTGTCGCGGCCGGGATCGTCAACATCGCGATGGACATGTACATCGCCGGAGACAAGAACACGACCATCACCACCTTCTTCCTCGACAAGGGCGTGCTCAACAAGGCCACTGGAAAGCCCTACACCTGGGCGGGCGTGAAGACCATCATCCTTCGCCCGCGTAACGCAGGGATCCGCATTTACCTCGGCGAGCTGCAATACGACGCCGACGGCGAATACGTCATGGGCCCCTGGGAACCGCTCTGCTCCGTCGAGAAGTACGAGGCCGTCCAGGGCGCCAAGAAGGAGCGGGAGAAGCAGCAGAAGCGCAACTACGTCGTCCACGATCACAAGTCACAGGTGAAATACCTGCTCTCGCGGATCGTCCGGTGCGGACGTTGCGGCTACGCGATGGTTGGCAAGCCGGTATGGGTGCGCGGCCAGAAGACCAGCTCCTTCGCCTACAACTGCAACCAGACGTCCACGAGTCCGGAGGCCTGCGGGAAACTCGGCGTCACCGGCCCCCGCGTGGACGATCTGATAAAGAAACTGATCTGGCAGGTCGTCGAGAAGTCCACCCAGCGGAAGGTCCCCGAGAAGGTCCACTCCGACTGGACGCCGGAGAAGGAAGCACGCCTGGCCGTCGTCGAGCAGGAGATCAAGGACATCAAGGTCCTCTGGGAGGAGAAGAAGGTCGGGGCCGTCATCTACATGACGACCCTGGACCAACTGGAGGGCGAGAAGAAGGACCTGCGGGCCCTGCGGGCTTACTCCGCCCCCGCTGCCGTCCGCGCCGTGACCCCGGAGCTGCTGCGGGATGGCTGGGACGGCATGTCGATCGAGCGGCAGCGGATCGTCATCCGCAGCGTCCTTACGGCCGTCGTCGTCTACCCCGCCCGTGACGGCAAGAAGGGCGGCCCGTTCGACCGTAAGCGGATCGAGCCCGTATTCGCTTCGTAGCAGACACAGAGACCCCCGGCAGCCTATGGCTCCGGGGGTCTCTGCGTTTACAGGAGCCCCATCAGCTCCAGTATCTCGTCTACCTTGTCTGGCTCCAGGTCCGGAGCCCTGGCCGTCCAGGAGGCAAGCCACTCCTCCTCGGTCGAAGGGGCGGAAGTATGAAGCGGGGCGGGAGCAGTCATCGTGTTGTCCATGAACGGAACCGTACTACGGCTTCCCGGGTATTGCTATCCAAGTCCATTGACAAGCGCATTGCGTGGGTTGCTTGACGCCGCTAAGCTGAGCGCGCAGCCAACCCCACACCAGGAGGAAGCGTGACCATCGCACTGCGCAGCGCCGTCGAGGAGTACCTGGACATCCGCAAGCGCTCCGGCAAGGCCGACAACACGATGAGGGTCGATGAGACCTTGCTGCCTCGGTTCGTCGAGCACCTGGGCAACCTGGAGTTCGACAAGCTGAGCGCCGTGGAGGTCCGGGACTTCTTCTACGGACCCGGTGGGATCATGGACACCCACTCCACCCGCATCAAGGGACAGCCGGTTCGGGAGGCCGTCGGCCCCGGCACCCACAACAACTACCGCGCCCGGCTGAAGGTCTTCTTCTCCTTCTGCAAGAACAGCGGCTTCACCCCGCTGGACAACTACCTGACCGGCGTCGACCCCCTGCCGGAACCGAAGAGGCACCGCCAGCAGCCCGCCCCGTCCATCCTGCTCCAGCTCCTGGACCAGGCTGAGTGCGCCATGCACCGGGCCTACCTGGCCACGGCCGTCAACACTGCGTGCCGTGCCTCGGAGATCACGAACATGCGTGTCGGCGACGTCGACTTCGCGCGGTCCGAGGTCTTCGTGACCGTGATCAAGACCAGGGAGGAGGACGAGATGCCCCTGACGGCCGACCTGGAGCGCGAGCTGCGCGTATGGCTGGTCGAGTACGCCGAGCTGCTGGGCCGACCCCTACGCGCGGACGACCACCTCTTCCCGGCCCGTACCGGCAACACCATCGCTACGCACTACCTCGACAAGGAGACGGGCCAGCGGGTCTACGTCCGCACACCGTTCATGTGGCACCCGGACCGGCCGGTGCAGCGCACGGAGAAGATCGTCAAGCACGCGCTGGCCGCCGTGGGCCTGCCGACCCGGTACGAGGGCACCCACACCATCCGCCGGGCGGTGGCCCGTGCCTACTTCGACGCGCTGTCCACGGAGGTCGGCTACGACGCCGCGCTCCGTACGGTCTCGGCCCTGCTGCACCACTCGAACATGGCAACCACCGAGCGGTACCTGGGTCTGTCCTCGGAGCGCAAGCGCCGTGACGAGACCATGAAGGGCAAGCCGTTCCTGACCGCCATGGTCAGCCAGGAGAACGTCGTCCCGCTGCGGCGGGCGCAGTAGGCAAGCAGAAGGCCCCCGCTCCGGTCTGGAGTCGGGGGCCTTCTGCTGTGCGGGCTAGCCAATGCCGAGGACGTACTTGATGAACAGGGCCACGCCCAGGAAGATCGCCACACCGATCGCAGCCTCCTTGAGGCCCTGCAAGCCGCCGAAGCCCTCGAAGGGCTCGGTGTTGGCGTTCTTGTAGTACTGCATCTGCTCGGACCGCAGCTCGCGCTGCTGGAGGGCGTCCAGCTCCTCGGAGCCTGTGGCGCGCTGTATGCCATTCTGAAGGTTGAAGTCATCCATCGTTCTCTCCGTCCACGAAGGGTTGTGCCTTCTTCCGCAGCGGAGAGGTGCGATCCCACACGTGCCAGCGCCCCCCACAGACCGGATCAAGTCCGTAGGTTACCTCGGCGGGGAAGTTTTCGACCTTTACCCGCTCAGGTGCAGGTGCCTCGGAGAGGTCCCGCCCGCACTTCGGGCACTTCTCCGGGTCGTTCATCGGGTACATGCCCATCGTGTGCTCCTCTATCTCTTGTCAACAGACTCACTGTACTCGCTCGTCAAGCGGGTTGTCGAGACCGCTTGCGCGGTGTAGTCTCGGACACATAGAGCGATGGAGGAGTCATGGACGAACTTGCTGAGGGACGGACGATCCACGCCCGGGTCGCGTACGTGCACGACAAGGAGATTCACGTCTCCACAGTTCAGAGCCCCCACGACGGGCTGTTCGTCGACCTGCGCGAGTACATCCCGTCCCTGGAGACCTACGGGCGCGGCCTGACCCTTCCACTGGGGCTGCTCGACCAGTTGCTTCAGGGTGTGGAGAGTGCCTGGCACGAGAACGGTGGCGGGTCTGTGGACGACGAGACCGATGACCGCATGACGGGGGAGGCGAAGATCGATGCCTGACATGCTGGTTGATCTTCGGTGCCGAGGCTGCCGCAGGCTGCTGGGTGTGGCCAAGAAGGACGCCCCCATCTTCTGCGACCAGATGTGCTTCGAGGACTACCCGGCCGTGTCGACGGAGGCCCGGGACGCCCTGGTGGAGGCGGTCTACGCAAAGGGCCGCTACACCTACGAGAACCTGGGCAGGATGTTCGGCTTCACGCGGCAGCGCGCCCAGCAGATCATCGCGAACAGGGACATCCGAAGGGACGCCTGAACCCCTCGGAAGCCGTAATTACAAACCGATAGCAGAAAACGCCTAACCTCAATTCCGTAGCAAGAAACGGGATTGGGGTTAGTTGTGTCTGTAACGGAGGACGTCGAGTACGACGAGTTCATCAGCGACGAAACTGACGAAGAGCGTCAGGCAAGGATCGACACCGAGGTGGTCCTGGACCAGACCTCGCAGGCATTCGTCGATCAGATCGTCGCCAAGATGCTCCTCATCGTCGATGAGGTCTCCGGACACCCCCTGTACGGGTACCAGCGTCCTTTCGCGGCTCGTCTGATCGAGTCGCTGATCATCAACGACGGCGCCACCCTTACCGCGCTCTTCTCCCGGCAGTCCGGCAAGTCCGAGACCGTGGCCAACTGCGTCGCCGCCTGCATGATCATGTTCCCCAGGCTGGCGAAAATCTTCCCCGACCTGATGGGCAAATTCAAGGAAGGCCTTTGGGTCGGCGCATTCGCCCCCGTCGAGGAGCAGGCCGACAACTTGTACGGCCGAATCGTGGCCCGCCTTACCAGTGACCACGCCCTGGAAATCATGGCCGACCCCGAAATCGACGACACCGTGGCAGGCAAGGGACGCTCGATATCCCTCAAGCGTTCCGGCAGCCTCGTGCGAAAGCAGACCTGTCACCCTCGCGCCACCATTGAAGGCCGCACCTATCACCTGATCCTTATCGACGAGTGCCAGGGCGCCGACGAGAAAATGGTCAATAAGTCGATCGGCCCGATGGGTGCCTCGACCAATGCAACGATGGTTTTCACAGGAACGCCCACGTACGAGAAGGGCGTCTTCTACAACCAGATCCAGATCAACCGGCGTACCGCTACAAAGCGCGGCGCCCGGCAGAACCATTTCGATGCGGACTGGAAAGAAGTCTCGAAGTGGAACGAGAACTATGCGAAATTCGTCAAGAAGGAACTCCTGCGCATCGGCGAGGACTCCGACGAATTCAAGTTGTCGTACCGCCTCATGTGGCTGCTCGACAAGGGTATGTTCACCACGACCGAGCGGCTGGACGAACTCGGCGACGTCTCCATGCAGGTCGTACCGGCCTACCACAAGAGCCCCGTCGTCATCGGCATCGACCCTGCTCGCAAGCAGGACTCCACGATCGTCACGGCCGTGTGGGTCCGCTGGGACGCGCCCGACGAGTTCGGCAACTTCGAGCACCGAATCCTCAACTGGATGGACCTCGGGGGAATGGACTGGGAGAACCAGTACTTCCGCATCGTCGAATTCGCACGGAACTACAACGTGATGGCTATCGCGGTGGACGAGGGCGGTGTCGGTGACGTCGTCATATCCCGGCTGCGCGTCCTCATGCCGGATATCGACATCGTAGCGCTGGGATCCCAGCGCCCCGAGCAGTCCAAGCGGTGGAAGCACCTCATGGAATTGATGAACCGGGGACTCATCTCCTGGCCCGCCCACGCTTACACCCGGCGTCTCAAGAGTTACAAGCGCTTCCGTCAGCAGATGGAAGACCTGGAGAAGAAATTCGAGGGGCCGTACGTATTGGCTGAGGCCCCTCGCGCGGCCGACGCCCACGACGACTACGCGGATTCCCTGGCGCTCGCCTGCGTTCTGACCAAGGACTACACGATGCCCGAGGTCGAAGTTTCTAATTCTCCCTTCCAGCGCTAAGGACCTTTGATGGCCGACGAATGGAATGCCCCCGGATGGACGGCTCAGAAGCCCTCCACCGTGGCAGGCCCTGATACTCCGCCCCTTACTCTTCCGCCCAACTTCACGGCCGTCACCGTCACGGCCAAATACGTGGACGACCAGGGCAACGCGCTCAACGGCTCCATGGTCAGGTTCACGCCGTCGGTGCGCCGGGTGACCGACGGAGACACCGTGGTGTGGCTGCACGAGGTGCACGAGCGGGTCGAAAGGGGCCTGCTCACCATCAGCCTGCTGGCCACCGACGTCGCCGGAGTGACGCCCGCATTCACCTGGCGCGTGAAGGAGTGCTTCCCCGGGGGCGAGGAGTACGACATCACCGTCCCGGCCGCTACGACTTCCCCGGTGAGCCTTTTCTCGCTTCGGACTATCGCTAGTTAACAACGCCTTTCTGATTCCTCATACCCTGGTATCGCTACCTCGCTATCAGAAGAGGATTACGGAATGACTAATCTCGCACCCGACCCGCAGTTTCAGGAGCGCGTCGGCACGGTCTATGAGCGCAAGCTCGCTGACAACGCTGTACGGCGCGGTCCTCTTCGGTTCGAGGAGGGTGTCGCCACAGACACAGACGTGCCGAACGAGTTCACCAAGGGCGCTCTCCAGGGCTACATAACGGCCCCGGGCCGCCCGAACCACAACGCCAACGTCTACGAGAAGTCGCCGCAGGAGACCATGGCCGAGCGTGTCCACGTCGGTTCCGCCTCCTGGGTCGAGGCACCCACCTACCTCGGTGAGTTCGCCCAGGGCTCCTTCTCCGACTACGCGGCGGTGCGCTACGAGGAGGTCGTTCGTAACGGCAGCCGGTACGAGCGCCAGTCCCCGGCTGTCGTCGAGGACTGATTCACGTGGTCGCCTTCAACGACCGTCGCAGGTCCCCACGAGCCTCCTTCGATGAGGTTCTTCCGCGCCTCCCGCTCCAAAAGGGCGAGACGGTCGGGAAGAGCCTCATCGGGGGACGCTACCTCGTTCGCGGAGTTCCCGTAGAGGACGAGGAAGGCGCCAAGACGCGACAGTACGTCCTGCATGAGGTGCTTCCCAGCGGTGACGTTATCGAGCGCGGAGAGCCTTTCGAGAGCCGTGCCAAGGCCAAGCGCGAGACGCGGCAGATGAAGCCCACTCGCGTCATCGAAATCTGAGTCGGAGAACCTTTCCATGAGCGGTGCCATCTCATTCGCCAGCCCGTCTATGCGGGCCTCGGGATCAGACCTTACTGTGTCGATCTCTCCTCTCGGCCTAGTCGAATTGGCCGACGAGGAGTTCGAAGTGCATGGCCCGCGCCTCAACCGCTATTCCCAGAACTTTGCATACTACTTGGGACATCACTGGGGATACCGCCGTGAGGCTGGAGAGAGCCAGATCACGTTCAACTACGTGAAGGCCTTCGCCGACTACATCAACAATTTCACCTTCGGGCGCGGAGTTCACTTCAAGTCCGTCAAGCAGTACGAACACATCGTCCCCTCCCTCCTCAAGAGGGCCTGGGAGGTGGACAACCGCAAGGAGCAGTTGCTCTGGGAGATGGGCCAGCAAGGCGGCGTCGGTGGCGACTGCTTTGTGAAGGTGGCCTACGCACCGGCATACGTAGATGATCTGGGACAAGAACAGCCCGGCCGCGTAAGGATCCTCCCGCTCAACGCTGCTTTCTGCTTTCCGGAATGGCACCCCCACGACAGGGACCGCCTGATCCGCTTCAAACTCAAGTACCGCTTCTGGGCTACCGGCGAGGACGGGACGCGATCCGTCTACACCTACGTCGAGGTCCTGACAGACTCCACCATTGAGGAATACCTCAATGACGAACTCATCGACTCCCGGCCGAACCCGCTGGGCCTCATACCCGTGGTCCACATCGCCAACTCGCAGGTCAGCGGCTCACCCTGGGGTCTCTCCGATATCGCCGACATCATCAGCCTGAATCGTGAATACAACGAGAAGGCCACCGACATCAGCGACATCATCAATTACCACGCCGCACCCGTAACGATCATCACGGGCGCGAAAGCGAGCAACCTTGAGAAGGGTCCTCGCAAGGTGTGGGGCGGACTCCCCAAAGACGCGAACGTGTTCAACTTGGAGAATGGCGTCGACATAGCGGGACCGCTCCAGTACCTGGAGATGATCAAGCGTTCCATGCACGAGATAACGGGCGTTCCGGAAACGGCGCTCGGGCAGATGCAACCCGCGAGCAATACATCGGGTGTGGCTCTGGCCATCATGTACCGACCCATGATGTCTCGCTACGACCAGAAGAAGATGCAGTACTCCGTCGGCCTCCAGAAGGTCAACGAACTCATCCTCAAGACGCTGTTCACCTTCGAGCCGGAATCCCGGCTGTATGACCCTGCAACCGAGGGCATCATGAAGGACGATCAGCCGCCTATGGTCGATGTCCTCGACCCCATGGCCTACTTCACCGAGTGTGAATGGCCTGCCCCTCTGCCGGTCGACACCCTCATCAAGTTGAACGAGATCCAGGCGAAGATGTCCATGGGCCTTGAGTCCATGCGCGGAGCCCTCCACGACTTGGGCGAGGAGTTCCCGGACGAGAAGGTCCGCGAGATCTTCGAGGAGCAGATCGAGGACGCCAAACAGCAGGGTGCTCTGCGAATGCTAAAGGCGCAGATCGATTCGACTATTCTGCAACTGACGGGATTGCCACCTGAAGGGGTGGATGCGCCTGCACCGCAAACTGATGCGGATGGCAACCCCATCAATCAGCCTGCGGGTCCGAATCCGGTGACGCTTCCCGGTGGTGTCGAACTCGGCAACATCACGGCTCCCGAGATTCAGAAAATGACTACTGAAATCGTGACACAGGCGTACGGCCCACGGGCCGGACTTCGCCGAGACCCGGACACCCAGACCGACTAGGAGTCGAGAGCGCATGTCGCTTCATACCCAGGGCATTTCCGTGCCCGCTCAGACCGTACTTGGCTACCGCAAGGATGGCCGTCCGATCCACCCCATCGCGGGTGGGGCTCCGCAGCCCGGTGAAGGTGGCGACCCCGTCATCGTCGTACCGGCCGCTGTCGTCGAGCCGCCCGCCGCCACGCCTGCCGAACCTCGCTTCACCGCCGAGGACATCGCCAAGGCGCGGCAGGAGGAGAAGGACAAGTTGTACGGCCGGATCTCCAAGATCGAGGAGCAGAACAACAAGTTCCTCAAGGAGATCGAGGACCAGCGCAAGGCCCGTGAGGCCGCACAGGCCGACGAGGAGAAGCGCCGCAAGGACGCCGAGACTCAGGCCAAGTCGCTGGCGGAGCAGGACATGTCCGCGAAGGACTTGCTGGCGCAGAAGGAGCAGGAGTGGACCTCCCGCTTCGAGCAGTTCGAGCGCGAGCGTGAGCAGGAGCGCACCCTGTTCGCCAAGGAGCAGGAGTTCAACAACCTCCAGACCTACATTCAGAAGCGTGTGGGCGAGGAGTCCGAGAACATCGCTC